AATAAAACTACAACTGTAAACGGTATCCGTGCGGCTTGTAAGATTATGAAAACACGTTATGCTAAACCATTTGAAACATTGCAAGTTGAAATTCCATATGAAACAGGTATGAATCCAACAAGCGGTTTAGTTGATTTGTTTGAAGCAAAAGGTTTGTTGAAGAAAGAAGGCAACAGTCTTGTTTACACAACTCCAGATGGTGAAATTATTAAACAATTCCGTAAAGCGTGGCAAAATAACGAAAAGGATGGTTTAAACATCATTATGGCTAATTACAGTACTTCGTTGGCAAATGAAAAAGCAACCGAAGCAATTGTAGAGGAAACTGAGTAACATGGATGAACAACTAATCATTGAAATTTGGGACTTGTTTAAGGAATATATTCCTGCCAAGAACATGGATATTGCCGCAAATCACTTCGTGGACTTTTTAAGTGACCACGATGTTGACTCTGGTACACTAAGTGGCTTGCAAGGAATGGATACTCATCTTGATGATGCTATCAAAGTATTTTTGAAAGAAGAAGATGGCTTTGATGACGAAATTGATGAAGATGAGTTGTTCGAGGACGAGGACTATTAATGTGGTATAACAAGGTTAGTAGAGATATTGCAGAATTACCTGCTTGCCTTGAATACTATTATGACGAAATGGCAGAGGCTCAAAAAGAATGCAAAATTTATGGCAGTCTTGAAAAGGCTTCTGCCGCTTTGCCTGGCATAGTAGAGCAAAGGTTCAATCAACTACAAGAAATTGAAGCAATTTTAGAATATTTAAACATTGAATTGCGTAGATTACGTTCTAAAACATTTAGAAAATACTTAGAAAACTATCAACGTGCATTGAGTAGCAGAGATGTGGAAAAATACGTTGACGGTGAAGCAGACGTTGTTGACTTTGAAAAGTTAATTAATGAATTTGCTCTAATTAGAAATAAATGGTTAGGCATTATCAAAGGTTTAGATATCAAACAGTGGCAAATGAGTAATATTATTAAATTGCGTACTGCTGGTATGGAAGATATATCAATATGACCAGATTAGTTTATATTGGCATCATTGACGGTAACGCAGATGCTTGCAAATACTCAATTGAGAGAAAATGCGAAGAGCAACTGCTTATAAAAACAATATCTTATGATGATGTTTATGATGCTGAAACAATGTTAGGTGATGATAGAAGTTATATCAAATTATTAGTGCCTTTTATCAACAAATACAGCGGTTGGTGTGCATACGTACACAGTGATTTTATTGCTGAAACAGATATTGACATTTATTTTAATCATGCCATCTTGAATTCCAAAAGTCCAATTACACATTTTGTAGACAAAGACGTTTGGGTATTCAATTGCGCAGATCCCCTGCTCAAAGAGCTAAATCCTGTCACAATTAAAAAAGAATCCTACCAAAAATTGTTGGATCAAATTGGAATAGCAACTGTAGATAAAGTTTGACATTTTCTATTCTGTGTTGTATAATATTAATATGGAATACATTGAAGATCTTGTCAAACTATTTTCGTCTAAAGTTTATCTGAGCAATTTTGACCAAAGAATTGCGGTAAGTTTAGCGGACCAGGCTCAACGAGCAAATCCATTCACAGAAAAACAGGCGATGATTGCTGTACGCCTTATCAAAAAATACCGAAAACAATTTTTAATGTTGGGTATTACAAATATTGACCAACACATTGAAAATCCCAAATACAAATATCAGTTTAGAGTGGTAGATAGACGAAAATCTGCCGAAATTGTGAAAAATTTGGAAGAAAATAAAAAGTACATTTGCTTAAAATTTCCATTTAGCCAAGAGGTAGTGGAAAAAATTAAGAGTCCATTCACAGCAATTCAATCTGCCAAGTGGGACAGTGAAAACAAATACTGGCTGTTGAGTTTAGACGAAGAAAACGTCAAATTATTGGTAAATTTCCTAATTCCTAACGGGTTTGAATTAGACGAAGAATTAAAAGAATACGTCAATCAATATTTACAAGTACAACAAGACATGGAAAATTATTTGCCCATGCTGGACAAAATAAATGACCAATATGTGATTAAAAATGTCCGTGAAAAAGTGGTTTTTGACGATTTAGAGCAGGCATTACAACAAGCAAAAATTCGTATGATACCCGTGTTGTCTGACACTGTGGTTGAAGAAATGCAAAAATTACAAGTGATACCAGAGCTTGTAAAAATGTATACTGCCATCGAAACACAAACTTACTTTTTTCATAAAAATTGGTGTGATAGGGCAAAAATCATCAATATTGCCAAAGCGTGGAATACTGAAACTGCAATTTTTGTCGATGAGACAATTACTCCAGACACACTTGAGAACTGGGTTTTGACTTTGGTCGAATGTGGTGTTAAACTAAGTGATGTAGCAGTTTTGTTTAGACAAAAAAATGAGCAATCTGGCGAAGAATTTAACAATCTTATCAAAAAATACGGTCTAAACAAAACGATAGATTCAAATCCAAAATGGGTTTTCTTAGGTAGCAAATATCCTAAGAGTTTGATTAAAAATAATATTGTTCCACAAATTTGTATTTGTGAAAACAAATATGTAACAACTCACTACACTGTAAAAAGTGTGCTGAAAAACAGTTTAATTAACTTAATGTACGGCGAACACGAACCAAAGGAGAAAGACATTGTCATTATGTAAAATCATCTTAAAGGATGAAGTCAATGTCAAAATTGAAGGACTAGACTTAGATACTAGAAAAAAATTAGTATCTAAATTTAAGTATGAGTTGCCTTATGCTAGACACATGCCAGCATTTAAATTGGGCAGATGGGACGGTACTGTTAGCTTTTTTGGATTAGGCGGAACAACTTATCTTAGCATGTTGGATCGTGTGCTACCTGTCATTGAGCAAGACAAATATGAAATTGAACTCATTGATTTACGCAATCCAATTCAATTAGAGTTCGCAAAAGTAACTGAAAGTTATTGGGCAGATTTAGGCAAAACTTGGCCTAAAGGACACGTACATGAAGGACAACCTATCATGCTACGTGACTATCAACCAGACGCAATTAACAAGTTTTTAGAAAATCCACAAAGTTTACAAGAGTTGGCAACAGGTGCGGGCAAGACAATTATGACTGCCACAATGAGTCATATGTGTGAGAAGTACGGACGCACTATTGTTATTGTTCCAAACAAAGGTCTAGTAGAACAAACAGAAGAAGACTACATTAACGTAGGATTAGATGTGGGTGTTTATTATGGTGACCGAAAAGATTTAGACAAGACACACACAATATGTACTTGGCAATCACTTAATATCCTTGAGAAGAAGGGTAAAGAATTTGAAGAAGCAATGGGCTTGTTAGAATTCATTGAAGGTGTTGTTTGTGTCATTGTTGACGAAGTACACATGGCCAAAGCTGATGTGTTAAAGAATTTATTGACAGGTGCGTTTGCACATTGTCCAATACGTTGGGGACTTACTGGAACAGTTCCAAAAGCACAATACGAATTAGAAGGTATTGTTGCTAGTTTAGGCCCGGTCGTAGGCGGTATTGCGGCACACGAATTGCAAGAAGCTGGTCACTTGGCTAACTGTCACGTTAACGTTGTACAGACACAAGAGTGGAAAGAGTTTGGCGGTTACGCAGAAGAATTAAAATATCTAGTAACTGACGAGGATAGAATGAAACATGTTTCATCTATGATCAAAGCAATTAGTGAAACAGGAAATACGCTTGTTCTTGTTGACAGAATTGAATGTGGTAGACAAATAACTGTGAATATTGAAGGCAGTGTGTTTGTTAACGGCACAGTTAAAACAACAGATAGGAAAGCAGAATATGATGAAATTCGTACCAGCGACGACAAAATTATTGTTGCTACGTATGGCGTGGCGGCTGTCGGTCTTAACATTCCTAGGATCTTTAATTTGGTTCTTATTGAGCCTGGCAAGTCGTTTGTCCGCGTTATTCAATCAATAGGACGTGGCATACGTAAAGCAGAAGACAAAGACTTTGTACAAATTTGGGATATGACAGCAAGTACAAAGTATGCAAAGAGACACTTAACAGAACGTAAAAAGTTCTATAAAGAAGCAAAATATCCATTTACAATAGACAAGGTAAAATATCAATAATGCAAATATTAACATTAAAAGATGAGGCATTTTACTTGAATGACCTCCCGGAAGAAGTAGACGAGGATTGCAGGTTTGCTGTGTTTGATAACAGCGATCCACAAAATCCAGATTACTTTTTTCAACCATTAATCTTTTTAGAATCATTTACAAGTCCAGCCGCAGTATTACAGATCGGTGATTGGCAAATTCAAATGCCGTTGGACTGGTGTATGATTGTTGGTGATCCAGAATGTAGTGGCGAGATGGAAGTACTACCGCTTACGAGTTTAAACGACAGAGGATTTAGTGCGTTCACATTTAATCCATTGAGCAGTTTTAAACCTGAATTCTTTCCAGTAGACATTGTTAACATTTACCAAGATGTTAAATGGTACTTTCCAAAAATGCGTTTAGGACAACTACTTGCAACTCCGTTACATTCTGGACCAGAACCAGTTTGTGCGTATTTTGTAAAAGAAGTTAGTCGTCAAAGTGAGATAGTTGATTTTTCTAAATCATGGTGATGTATGGGCAAACTTAAACCTGGTGTACAACTAATATACGAGCGTCACGACAATGTTGTGTATGCTAGAGAATTTGGAGCAGATCCCAGTACTAGACAAGTACACGGTTGGGATTATGATCCAGAAAATCCAAACTTTGATCCTCGAACAGGTGACGGCCGCCCATTACACGATCACATAATGGATAGTAAAATGTGGGGCGAGATCCGAAGAGAGGCACGAACAAATGAAGCTTTGCGTAATGCACTAGAACAATGTATACTAATATATAATTTGAGCAAAGATCATGGCACTTGATATTAAAAGAGAACTTGGAGCAGTAGACAGTAGAAATAAAGATTTTTACGAAAGCCTAACGGATCAAGAGAAGAAAGAGTTTAGTCCATATATTCTAATGCGTTATGTTAGTAATGTACAAGGAGACCAAGACGTTCAAGAATGGTTTGTTGAAATGACTAATGAACTGGTGAACAAAAATCATTGGGACTTGAGTAAAAATCACAAGGGCTTGTTGTGGAAATTATTTGCTGGTTGTGGGACAGGTGCTAAAGCATACCATCCTTATTTGGCCGCAGGTAAGAAACAAAAAGCAGTTAAAATAGAAAAATTATTGTGCGAGTTATATCCTTCAATGAAGTTAAGTGATATCAAAGTACGAGCAAGTTTAATGGATAAAGATGACATCAAAGATTTATTTGACAAGTTGGGGTTTGACAAAAAGCAACGTAAAGAATATGAGTGATTACGTCTGTGTTCATTGTAATAAGGGTTATACTAAAGAAGCAACTTTAGTGGCCCATATGTGTGAACAAAAACGTAGAGCATTGCAAAGAGATGAAAAACGTGTACAAGCAGGTTTTATGACCTATGACCGTTTTTATAAACTGACACAGAATTCAAAGAAAGATAAAACATATGAAGATTTTTGCAAGAGCCCGTACTATAATGCGTTCGTCAAATTTGGTTCTTTTGTTAACAATGTTAATCCTCTTTACCCTGACAAGTTTGTTGATTATGTTATCAAGTCCGGAGTCAAACTCGATCATTGGTGCCGCGATGAGTTATACTATACCTATCTATCCGAAATAATAAAAACAGAACCTGCAGAGTCTGCTATCCAAAGAAGTTTGAAAACAATGATGGAATGGGCAGAAGAAAACAACGCAGAGTTTAATCATTATTTTGATTACGTGAATGTTAACAGGGCAGTCAATCATATTGCAAACGGAATGATTAGTCCATGGCTGTTATTAAATTGCAGTACTGGCTTAAAACTGTTAAGCAACTTTAATGACGAGCAATTGGTCATGGTCAGTGATAAAATTGATCCCCAATACTGGAACAAACGATTTAAAACATATCCAAGTGAGATTGCGCTTGTAAATGAAATTTGTAAAGAAGCTGGGATTAGATAATGCCTGATATTGATATTGACTTTTATGACAGAGAATTGGCTTTGGAAAAAATAAAGCACATCCCTGCAAGTATAAACGAAAATGGAACTTTTAAAAAGCATAATACTGGTGTATATTGCACGGCTGTTCCGTATGATCCAGTTACTGGCTTATCTAGTATTGATTACAAGGAAGCAGAAGAACGTGGATATTTTAAAATAGACTTTTTAAATGTTTCCATTTATAAAGACATTGCCAGTGAACAAGAGATTGAAAAACTATTAGCAGTTGAACCGCTGTGGGATCTGCTAGAACAAAAAGAATTTTGTGATTTGATATTCCACGTTAATGGTTATCATGACTTAATTGCCAAATTGAAACCACGCAGTATTGAAGAGTTGGCTATGTTCTTAGCCTTGCTGAGACCTGGGAAGAAGCATCTCGTCCCAGTATGCAATGAAAAAGGATTCCAAACGATCAAGGATGAAATCTGGGTTAAAACAGAAGACACTTATAGTTTTAAGAAAAGTCATGCTGTGGCCTATGCTCATGCTATTGTTGTACAAATGAACAAAATTTGCGAGTCCGTTAGTTACGGATTTTCCTAACATTGCGTACTAATTGTATGCTCTTACGTTTAACACGTTTTTCAGCAATTTCATTTAGATTAACAATGGGACCAAATAGTAATTCAACGTCTTTACTGTTAATGGTCTTGATATATCGTCTATATCCGTCTAATTCTCCTTTAAGGAAGATATTAATAGGAATTTTACGATTGCTCTCCCACCACCATTGCTCGCCTAATTCTAAGAAGTATTGTCTTTCCACTTCATTTAGAATCGAGGCTAAGTCGTAGATGCTTAGAACGCTCTCATTCTGGTTGATTATTATGCCCACAATCTCTAAGTCGTTGCATCGTATGCCACTTAGGAATGGGAAGTTACTTTGTAATGTATCTGATAGGCTCATTAAAATAAATACTTCATGTTGAATTTACCAGTCTATTTATATACACCAGCCATCCGAGTCTTTTTAGATTTGGAAAATTCCACCAAACAAGGGGTCGATAAAATGTATCACGGATACTTAACCATAGCAAAAGGCTTGAAGAACACCATACGATTTAATTTCGTTAATGGTGATCAACGTCCTATTAACGTAAATGGTATGCAGTTTGAATTCAAACTGTTCGATGCGTTAACAAATAATCCAGTGTTATCTGATACAGTTATGTTAACAGTGCAGGACGATGGAGCAACATTTGCTCTAAAAGGTCAAACACAGTTAGTTTTAGATCCTACTGACACAGTAAACATTACCCCTGGCAATTACATTTATTCGATACTGCGTAAGAATGGCACAGACTTGATACCTACATTTGTTGATGGTGCAAGCTCAATGACTGGCAATGTTACTATTACTGATGGTGTTGTGGCCAAATTCATTCCAAGTAATGATTTAACGTTTACCAAAGTTACTGGAGTAATGGGACAACCAGAGTATTGGTGGACAGGACCAGTTGAATCATGTAGAGACGGTAGAGGTAATACTGCACTTAGAAGTATCCAAGTAAACTTCCCAGAAGGCGGATTTACTGGTGGTTTACAAGTTTGGGTCAGTTTAGCAAACACTGTGCCAACTACCCTAGACAGTATGGTGTTGTTTGACACAATTGATTTTTCAAATCAAACTGGAACAATGTTAATCAAATTTGATGATTTTCCGTTACAACAAGCACATCAAAATGTAACTTACTTTGCTTTCAGATATCTAGCTCCGTTCACCGGAACCATTGACAAAGTCTTATATAGAAGCTAAAATAGTAGTATGAGTGCCCTACAGGCTGAACTACTACAACATCTACCTTTTAAACGAAAACAAACTAGCGGAGGCTGGTTAAGCTTCGACGCCCCTTGTTGCGTACACAATGGTGAGAGTGCTGACCACAGACAGCGTGGTGGTATTATCCTACAGGCAAACGGTGGATTTACTTACCATTGCTTTAACTGCGGGTTCAAAACAAGTTGGCAACCAGGCAGACAACTATTCCCCAAAACTAAAAAGTTTTTTGGTTGGATTGGTATACCTAATAACAAAATTAACGAATTTGCATTAGACGCACTCAAGTTATTAGAAGGTGTACAAGCTGGCACATTTAAGTATGAAGACTTTGTGGAAAAGCCCATGCCTTTGGAAACTATCCCATTAGCAGATGCTGTACTCGAATTCCCAGAGTCTGTTGCTTGTTTAGAATATATACTTGACAGGGGACTTACTTTAGAAGACTGCAAGTGGCATTACTGCCCGTTGCCAGGTTATAAAGATAGACTGATAATTCCTTTCTATCATAGAAATATGTTAGTGGGTTATACTGCTCGTAAAGTTCTACCTGGTAGTCCAAAATATCTAAGTGAAAGCCAAAGTGGTTATGTATTCAATATTGACCAGCAGGATTACAAAAACAAAATCGTTTTAGTAACTGAAGGGCCCTTTGATGCACTTAGCATTGGCGGAGTTGGTATACTTACTAACTTGCCCAATGACCAACAAATTGCTACAATAAAGAGTCTAGGTAAGACTGTTGTAGTTGTGCCAGATAGAGATTATCCTGGAATGGATTTGGTTAAGAAAGCAATGGAGAATGAATGGTTAGTGGCCATACCTCCGTGGGAAGATGACGTTAAAGACGTTGCAGAGGCTGTACAAAGATATGGCAAGTTATTCACACTTAAAACTATCGTAGATACTGCAACTGCTAACAAAGTTAAAATAGAATTACTAATTAAAAAATATCCTAAGAAGAACAAAGAATAATGCAAAAAACAAACTACAATGCCGAAGTACAGAGACTTTATTTAGAAATGTTTTTAAGTGATGCGGAAAGTTTCGTACGCTGTCATAACATTTTTGATTCAGAAAACTTTACAACTAAACTACAGGAACCTGCAAAGTTTATCAGTGAGTATGTGGACCAATATAAAGTCATGCCCGAGATTGATATCTTAAATGCGGCTTGTGGTACAGACTTTAAAAATGTAGGTGCATTGCCTCCAGAAAATTATGATTGGTTAATGGATGACTTTGAACAGTTTAGTAGACACAAAGCATTAGAACGTGCAATTATTGCCAGTGCAGACTTGTTGGACAAAGGAGACTTTGGTCCGGTAGAGACAATGATTAAGGCGGCGGTACAAATTAGTCTTAACAAAGACATGGGTACTGATTACTTTGAAGATCCACGTGCTCGTTTGATGGGACTCAAAGATAAGAACGGACAAGTTAGTACTGGGTGGCCAACCTTTGATAAGAAGTTGTTTGGTGGATTTAATAGAGGCGAGCTTAATATCTTTGCAGGCGGATCAGGTGCAGGCAAGAGTTTGTTCTTACAAAACTTGGCAGTTAACTTTAGTCAAGTTGGACTTAATGTATTGTATGTTACATTAGAATTGAGTGAAGCATTGGTGTGTATGCGCTTAGACAGTATGGTGACTGGATTGCCAACTAGAGAAATTTTTAAAAGCATGGATGATGTTGAACTCAAAGTTAAAGTAACAGGTAAGAGCGTTGGTGGAATTCAAGTTAAGTATTTGCCATCAGGTAAGAACATTAATGATATTAGAGCATACATTAAAGAATATCAAGTTAAGCGTGGTGTTAGACCAGACGTTGTGCTAATTGACTATTTGGATTTGTTAATGCCAATTAGTGTTAAGGTTAGCCCAAGTGACTTGTTTGTTAAAGACAAGTATGTGTCAGAAGAGATTCGCAACTTTGCTATGGAACAGAAATGTGTTTGCGTAACAGCGTCACAGTTGAACCGTAGTGCTGTTGAAGAAATTGAGTTTGACCACAGTCATATTTCAGGTGGCTTGAGTAAGATTCAAACTGCGGATAACGTGATTGGTATCTTTACAAGTCGTGCTATGCGTGAGCGTGGCAAATATCAAATACAGTTTATGAAGACACGTTCAAGTAGTGCAGTGGGCCAAAAGGTAGACTTGGAATACAATGTGGACAGTTTGCGTATTACTGATGCTGGAGAAGAGGGAGAAGAGAGTTCTTTCAATCAAACACGTAGCGGTGGTGGATCAAGTATCTTTAACGGATTGAAGAAGACCAGCACAGTTATAGACAGTAATACTGGTGAAATTAGAGAACCAGATGAAGGCATGGCAGTGGGCAAGATTCGCGGCAAAGCAGACAGCAGTAAGATACGTGAAATGCTAGCCAACATGAATAGCGAAAAAGACTGATAAATATTCCTATGAGCGACCATAAAATATCCACAATAACGTTAAATGTTGGTGTAGACGTAGATGCATTCCATGAGGAAATGATCCAGTTAAACGCTGACGGAGCAGAACATATTCCTGCTAGATCAGTTGAAGTTTACGACTTCATGCCAATCAGTTTGAGAAACATTCAATATATGTTGACTCAAGAAGAATGTACTACTCTCAAAAATGATCCGCGTGTTTTGGATATCATGTGGGGCACATTAGAAGACAACGGCATCTATGCCAAACCTACAGCATATTATGAAGATGGTTCTGTTAGACTGTCAAACAAAACAGTGTCAGCCGTGGGTGCAACATCAGAAGTTAATTGGGCACTGAACGCTTGTTCAAACAGAACAGATCCGTATGCAAGTGACACTTCACAACCATTTTTACTCAAACAATCAGCAACTGGATTAGGTGTTGATTTGGTCATACAAGACACTGGTGTTGATGAAGCACATCCAGAATTTATTGGTGTTGAAGCACCCACAACTAGAATTGCTCGTGTTAATTGGAATCAGTATTTGCCCACACCCGGCACACTGCCATCAACATACTACACTACTCTTGTAGATGGTCACGGCACCCACGTAGCAGGTATTGCCGCAGGACTTACATGTGGTTGGGCACGTGATGCAAGAGTTATCAGCCAAAGAATTCGTTTGAACAATGACACTGCTGGTTTAGAAATACTCACAGCGTTTCAATTACTACGTGCTTGGCACAATGCTAAATCTGTCAAGCGTCCAACTATTGTGAACATGAGTTGGAATTATTTTACAGACTATCCTATTACACCCGATCCTGCACTGGGTCAAGTTGACACATATCATGGCGTTAGGGTGCCAGCAGTTGAAGCAGAGATAGCAGACTGCGTCAGTGCAGGTATTATTTTTGTCAGCTCAGTGGGTGATAACAAACATCATGTTGACGTTGTGGGCGGCGCTAGATATAATAACAGTTACACTTACAGTGAACAGACTGTGTACTTCCTGAGAGGCTCTACTCCCAGTGCCACACCCAATGTAATCTGTGTTGGTTCAACTGATGCAAGTACTGGAGAAAGAAAAGCAGTTACCAGTGCATGTGGTCCAAGAGTTGACATATATGCTCCAGGTAACGGCATTGTGGCTGCATGGGCAACAGGACGTACGGTGCCTGCAGGTGCTTATATGTTTGCTTATCAAAATGATCCAGTGTATAAATTGGCACGTATTGGCGGCACTAGTCAAGCCAGTGCGCAGGTTGCCGGTGTATTGGCCACTTGGTTAGAATATAATCCCAAAGCAAGTTATTTAGAAGCAACTGAATGGATTTTGGGTATCAGTACAAAAAATCGTATCACTGTGGAAGCACCTAATACATTTACCAATGATAGAAGTTTGCAGGGCAGTGCCAATAGATTTTTGTACAACGGTAACTATGCGTTCTTAGTTTTAAAGAACTGGCCTGCTAACGGTGTCAGTGTTAAGAACGTGCCCACGTTCCAACCTTAAATCATCCAATCACGCACAGCAGTTTTGGCAGTGCGCTGTACAGCTTCTTGCCATTGTTCTATTCCAGTTAGGTCAAATATCAAGTCTGCATCAGCTGGCATATAAAGCCAACTGTGTTTACTGGTCCAAGGACTCTCACCACGTATCTCACCTTCTAGTTGTCCAGGTCCCCAACTACACGCTCCAAGGAATGCTTTGAATTTGTTGGGCATTATACCCTGAGACATTTGCACAATAAAATCCATGTCATTGCTCATGCTGACATCATCAGTAATATAAATTGTTTCACCCCCAGCAACTTCACTGGTGTGTAATAGATGCACTGTTTGATTGTTAACTGGACCACCTGCGTGAATTACTCCGCCCAATGTGTTACTGACTCCGGCCTTTTCAAATACGTGCTTGACTGTGATATTGGCTATGGGCTTGTTGACCACTACTCCCCATGCTCCCACAGATGAATGATTGACCACTAAGATCACTGTGTTGGCAAAACGTTTATCGCCAATTTTGGGCGGAGCTATTAGGAGATAACCTCGGAAACTTTCTGGATGATTCATGCACATATTTAATGCAATAAATATCTATATGGAAATCTTTGAGTTTACACAGCCTGTTATATTTCACAAAACACTGAACCCAAAATTATGGGACGGTGACAACCTGCGTGAGGAAGTCAGAGCCAACTTGTTAGCACACAGTCGTGCATTTTTAGAAACACTGAAACTGAGTCCGATCCCCTTGCGTGATATTATCATCACGGGCAGTAACACTAACTTGACCTATACTCCACACAGCGATTTGGATCTACACGTGGTTGTGGACTACAGTGAAATTTACAATGGCAGATTAGTGGACGAATTCTTCAATGCTAAGAAGAGTTTGTGGAACAGCACTTACGATCCAGTGGTCTACGGCATCCCAGTGGAGATCTATGTAGAAGACACTGCCAATCCAGTCAAGGGCAACAGCTACAGTATCCTGACCAATGAATGGCTAGTGCGTGAACCCCTGTACAAAACACAGTACAATGACCGCAGTGTTCGTGCCAAAACTGGCTGGATGATGACACAGTTAGATCGAGCATTCAAAGCTGTGGACGACCTAGCGGATATTGAACGTCTCAAAGCGGCTTTGAAAAGATACCGCCAATCGGGCTTGGACAAATACGGTGAATTTTCAACTGAAAACCTAGTGTTCAAGAGTCTGCGCAATGAGGGCTATTTAGAACGATTAAAACAGCTCCAAATAGATTTAGTTAATACACAACTAAGCCTTAAATAAAAAGGTGTAAAAACAGAGCCTTTTTGTTAAAAACTTAAAAGAAATGATATGATTTTAAAGCAGTTTGTTAAGAAATTAAACAAAAAGACACCGCTTTTCACTAGTGAGTACTAAGACATATGAATCAAGAACAATTTAACATTAGCCAACAGATACTCAAACTACAGAGTGAGTATGCTCAGTTGTCAGTGAGCGCACAGTATGAGAACAATCTAGACCGTTTACGTGAGATGATGAGCCAGCGTGATGCACTGGTGCGCACTGTGAATGAGCTGAGATCAAAACTAAACGAAACTGCTGTGTAGACATCAATAACGCATTTTTTGACCTGATTATATAAGTAGTTAATATAAACTTAATAACGGTCCAAAATGCTACATATCATAACAAATCTAGAAGATGCTTGGTTATCCTTGATAAAGGATGACCCTGTTCGTCCCGAAATTCCAGCGGAAGCTCGTGTAAATGACTTCAGTCGTGTACTGGTATTAATGAGTGCGGAACAGAAGCCCGAGGCAGTGGTCTGCGTCAAATTCCAAAACTCAATACCCACTGAAGTTGGTGAATTAGCTCAGGCGTTGGAAGACTTTACCCACGCTATATTCTACACCATATGGAGTTACACTCCGGGTGCGGGACAACAGCTGATACGCACGGCTAAACAGTGGATTGAAGAAACCATGCCCACAGTGAACACTTTTGTCACACTGAGCCCACAAACTGAAATGGCACGTAGATTTCATCTTAAGAACGGCGCACAGGTCTACAGAGTAAACACTACTTCGGTCAACTATCAGTACGCTTAATAGGTTTTACCGGATTCCGGGCCCGCAGATTGTTTCTCAAGGTCGCGAAGCGCGAAGCGCACAGCGTTTTAAGCAGATTTTTTACCACCTATTATAATAGCACTTAAATAGTTCATACACTATAGGACACGATTATGCCAGAAGCACTAGTAGGAGGAGCAGACTTCCTCACCATAACCGATTCAGCCAAACAGGCTATATTAGAACTGTTTGTGAGTAAACCTAAAGGCGCATTTAGAATCAAGTGCGAACCCGGACCAGAAACCACCCTGTTTCTGTTCGACTGGGATACTGGTTACACTGAAGACGATTTCGAGTTTAACTCGGGTGCTGCCACCATAGTCATGGACGCACTAAGTATAGCGTATATACTAGACGACTACGTGTTAGACCACGTGTTCGGTAAATTTACATTAGAAAAGAAGAGCCAAAATGCCATATAGAATCAAAGCACGTAATTCAGAAGGCCATACTGTTACACGTATGGATTTGGACTACCGTAATAAGCCTATCACAGACCGTGTGTATGCTCAACAGCTAGCAGAAAGCTATGCAGAAACATTAGGACACGGAGTATGGAAAGGTATCGTAGAATACTACGAACAGAGCATAGCCAATCCCAATTTTGAACACACTAGGGACAGAGGCTTAAATTAATTATAGGTAAACACTGCTACTAGTCTACGTGTGAGCGGGGCTGGTAAACGGTGTGCGTGTATACAGCCGGGGAATGTGAATGCTGTGTATTCAACCGCAGGCTGTGCATGTGTAATGTTAAATTCCTCATCAAACAGCAGAGTTTCTGCATTATCACAAGTGTTCAAATACATGAGCCAATTCCAGTGGGGATAGTCATGATCTGTGTGTGGCGTACTGCATTGTCCCGGATGATGTTCTACTAAGTTGAGACTGGCTCTGTATATGTGCTGAACATTGACTGAATTCTCCTCACACCATCTTAAAAACAGTTTATGAAATAGTCCGTAAGTGGGACTGTTAACTGCTCCATCTCTTAGTGGATCGTTAGTACGATGCATCAGTGTGTGTTCAAAGTAGGGAGCGTTGACTGGCAGATGTCCCAGTACACGTTGATATTCTTTGTTTAACCATGGAGTATCCTTGTCCATTGGTCCTCCCACCATGCCCCCGCGCCAATACCATGGAATACGGTCACCTTTAACGTAGTCCTCAATGAATATACGTTCTTCCCTAGTAACAGTGACAGCAGATGATTTCATGACGCAATCCAGCATATAACAGTGAGCACAAGTGTGACATATATCCAGCCAAATTGGTCCCAATGCCCCCGACGCTCATATCTCGCATAGTAGACGTCTTGATCTGGGTCGTAATGATATGTTTTACCCTCTACTACTATAGTCTTATTGTATAAGTCGTTCATATAGCTAATTAGCATTCTGGGGCCTACAGCCCAAAATTTCGCTAGCGCAAAATTTTTAAATCTCCGATTTTAGGGACCGGAGGTAGTGTGTACAGTGTAAAATTCTGACGCAAAAATTTTAAGATTTGATTTATAGGTTGCCCACCAGTTCTGCCACCTATACCCCGTGAAATTTGAGCAAGCGCACTGTTGCAAAAATACAACAGTTTGCTTATATAGCCACCACCCACCTACCTTATGCCACCTGGTACCCACACCCTCTGACATCGGTATTCAACTCGGGCTTCATCAATTTAATCAACTCTCTCTCACGCTTATGGGCGGCTTCCTTGCCTCTGACGATCTCTAATGGCTGGATGTCTATCTCCTGCTTGCTAGCCAGTGTGCGTAAGGCTGCGCACAATCCCCAGCCCTGCTGTTCCACAGTAGCTCTATAGTAGTGCTTATGTGCCCTACGCTGTAGGCTATGCAGTACAGTCTTGTCCTTGTATGTGATGCCAATGTAACGCTGGCCATTAACAGTGATCTGGTATATGATATGGTTGCGTAACTTAATGCTCATGTGTGCTCCTGCTTAGTGT